AACTAGTACCATTATATGTTATTCCTGTATTATCTCCCCTTAATTCATTCGCACCAGCTTTTATTAACATTTGATCACCTGCAGTTATATTACCATTTGCACCAATACAAACAGAATTACTATAAGCATTATTACCATTCACACTATCAGCCCCTAATATCACTCCATATACTCCCCTATTATATGAACGAGCCCCTATACATACTCCATTTTGAGCCCTTCCACTTCTCGCCACTGCATCACCAATATTAATACTGAACTCATCACTATATGTACCACCATTGCCGGCATCATAACCTATATTAATACTCCTGTTTTTACATTTGTTACCACTTTGACGACCTATACTTATATTGCCTCCACCTGTACTATTAATGCCCGCACTTGTACCTATAGTCACACCAGAAGGAACAGCAGTAGAGCCAGAACCGAACACACATTTATTAGTAACGTTACTGCAATTTATCTTATCGACACCGACTATAATTTTATTATTCATATTCAGGTTTCCAGTCATGGCATTAGTCCCATCTATGTTTAACTTTCCTTCTATATCGCCCGAATCGTCACCAATGGGCACTTCAATACCTTCCGAATTAAGAATATATAATTTATCATTGTCTTTTGTGTATACTTTACATTCATCAACTGGAGGATTACTAGGGGTTGAAGATTGGTTGACAAATTGTATATCACGTATAATTCTTGTTGATACAGTTGATGTATTACTTGTTGTAAGTGTATTGCAATTAACACTATTGCAGCCTATATTTAAATAAGGTTTAATATCAGGTGTTGTAAATTTGTTTAAGGACATCTATATATAATATACATATATTAAATATAAAATTACTTAAAGTCTGAAATATCCAAACTTTCATCACTGTCATAATCACAATCAAGATAAACATTATATTTATTAGGATTGAATGATTGAGGATATAAATAATTAATATCGCATTTATCTAATGTTAATGTTTTTTTCAATTGTATGTCACTCATGAGTATTTGTTTATGTAATAGATATCTTTGGCGTTTTTGTTCTGGTGATGGGTCGTTTATGCTTTTGTATTCCCAATCCATGATATAATAAAGTCTCCTCATATATCCCATGGTATTTATATAATGCACATAGATTTTAATTTAATACATTACCTTGTGTTAATATGTCATCTAATACTATGGCCGGCTTTCTTCTAAATTGTATCTTAACTGTTATTTGTCTATTTGGTAATAAATATAATGGAAATTCCGACCCTGCTTTATTTAGCCAAAATAGTTGAAGGTCAGTTGATCTAAACTCAGAATTAGTTATTAATGGATAGTATCTTAATGGTCCTTGGGGATAAAATACAAGCTTAGAAGCATCATAACTTTCGGGTGTAGGTACAAAATCTGTTAATATCTGTCGTGTACTGTTTGTTTGAGTTCCTAAAAATTCATTCACTATAGGTATTAGCGAAGTTCTAAATATCAAATTTTCAAAATCATTTATAACGGCTAAATTACTGAAAGATTGATTCATTGTATATACTTTTGTTAATGGGTCTGTTAAATCAGTTTGAATTATATTATTACGTGTATTTTGTATTACTAATTTGAAAAATTTAATATTGTCCGGATCATCAGTATCACCTATTACTTGAAATGCCGTTATTAGTGTGTCAAAATTTCTATTGAAAAACACTTTTATTTCATTTAATGGATCAATTGGCGGATTAACACTACTCCAATGTTCAACCTCATTTAATGCGTCTGGTGGTGTAGAATAATCCGGGGTTTCATATTGTATTATAAATTGAAATTGTTTTAATGATTGACTATATACAAATATTGGCGGCTTATATGCGTATAATGCCCAATCTGGGGCGGGTAGTGGTCCCGGAAATTCTGCCACTAATTCATTAAATACATCGACAAATGCTTTATTAACGGCGTCGCATATTTCTTGATAATGATATATAGCCTTTCCATATAGTTTAAGTCCTTGGCCATTAAATGTTAAAAATGCACTCTTTGTAACTCCCCTCCATTCTAATGACACTTTAAAATAATCATCACCTGGCCATATTAAAATAGGTATAGTATTTGTGGGTACTGCAAATCGTACAATACTCATTTCATATTCATTGGGATTATCTAAAATGGGTGTCACCCTTGTTTCATCAAAAGAAGCTATTATTGGTTTATTATTACTCTTAATGGGGTCATTAAATATACGAATGTTGTAATATTGGTAGTCTGTTCCGTACGTGGTCATTATATATATTACGATTACAAAAAAATAATATATAGATTAATGTTATATCATGAGTGATAATAATGAACCAAATGAATATAAAGAAATAATCGAGGATATAAATAATAATCTAAAAGATTTCGACACAGATGAAGTATATAAATATATTACGACTCATATGAATGATGAACTTAAGGAATTAATCAAAACATACGAAGATAAGCGTAATACATTTAAACCAGATGAATTAAAAAGCATACATAAAGCATTTAAAGTATTAGGAATTATACAAAAGGTTACAATTGAAGAAGAATAATTATATATATATTGTTTATAATGGATCACGTTATTAAGAATGCAGAAAATATAAGCCTTGATGAAAATGACCTTCGTAAAATATGTATGCCATATAATGTTAAGATAATATATTATTCGGAATTAAATAATTATGATGACATAAATACATTATTCAAAGAATCGGACAACATTATTATATTATACAGAACCGAGGGTAATTATGGACATTGGGTAGCATTATTAAATTATGGTGATTATATTGAGTTTTTCGACTCTTATGGAATGCAACCAGATTACGAACTACAATACGCCCAAGAGTCAATGAGATCAACTAAAGGTCAAGATGAACCACATTTGACATATTTATTAAATAATGCAAAAAATAGATATAAAAAGAAGATCGTATATAATTCGGTCAGACTTCAACAATTTCACCAATATATAAATACATGTGGACGTCATGTAGCATTAAGGATTAAATTTAGACATATAGAATTAAATGATTATCAAAAATTATTATTGAGCAGCAAATTAAACCCCGATATGAATGCAACATATTTGACATATTTATTAGTAGATAAGGATTTGAATACAATAATATAGTATAATATAAATAATATAAATACATAATATATATATACTATGAATACTGTAGTCGTAAATGATCCACGAATTGACGTAACAAGTGAATTGTCACAAGTTATAAGCCGAGGTGGACAAAGATTAACACAATATGTACAATCAGCCGACGGAAATAGCACAAGCCAAAGTAATTTTTCATTTCAACCCCCAAGTACTAAGATTATCTGCGATCGACACTTTCAATTAAGAGTAAGAGTAAGGCTAACCGCTGTGGGGGGTAATTTCCAATTAGGTACAGCATCTGCACTTAGACAGGCTCCCCTATCATCTATCATTGAAGTCTTAAATGTTTCTTTGAATGGTGGTAATATATCTGACAATATCAGCCGAAGAATACACCCTATGTTAAGGTATAACAACAATGCACAATCACGAGAAGGTTACGCCTCTAAATCCCCTATGATGCCAGACCAATACCAAAATTACGAAGATTGGAAAGATCCTTTAACCGGTGGTTCATCTCGTAACCCTTTGGCCGCATATGGTGAAACATTCAGCGATGTTAACCGCGGTGCATTTGTTCCATTGAGTCAATCCGATACAGTCCTTGAATATGAATTGACAGAACCAATATTCATGTCGCCTTTTATGACAGGATTGGAAAAACACCAAGACCAAGGATTAGTTAATATTAATCAAATTGATGTAAACATTAAATATGTATCTAATCTTGAACGTATATTTTCACATTATAATGAGGCTCCAAATGCATTGACTGGAATTAATGTTGAGTTTATCAGCACTCCAGAAATGTTAGTTAATTATATCACTCCCGACATTTCACAACCATTACCATTACTCCAAGTTCTACCTTATTATAAGATGAATGATTATATTAAAAATGAGGGAACTAAGGCCGCTGGTGAATCATTTGAAGTTTTGACAAACACTATTAAACTTAATCAAATTCCAAGACATGTAACATTATTCGTTAAGAGATCTCGACAAACAGAAAGTTTATTTACTTCTGATACATTCGCAAGAATTGACAATTTAAACATACTTTTCAACAATGAATCGTCATTATTTTCTACATACACAAAACAAGGAATTTATGATATTTGCCGGCGTAATGGATCCAATATATCTTATCCTCAGTTTGATAAGTTTACTGGATCTGTGTTACGTATTGAAATGGGTATTGATCTTGGTTTGATGGAAGGTTTAAGCCCTGGTGTTATGGGTCAGTTTACTATATCTGCTCAACTGAGATGTACTAATGTTTCTAATGAGCCCATTGAATTCGAAAGTTACCTTGTAACAACACTCGAAGGATCACTTGAAATAACCGAAAATGCACTTGCACTAAATCTAGGAAATTTGACTGTTCCTATGGTTGCAGATGCAGAAAATAACGCAGAGGTGATACATCATACTAATCCTGCTTTAGGAATTGGTGAGGGTGGTTCATTCTGGTCAAGTCTTAAACATTTTGTTAACAAAGCTGCTAAAGGTGTTGGTAAAGCTGCTCAATTTACTAGCAAATATGTTGCACCTGCCTTAAGTGCTGTTGCACCGGAGTTTGGGGCACCTTTGGCCGGTGTTGCATCTGCTATTGGTACTGGTGCAGATGTTGCCCGCCGTATGACTGGTGGTCGTTTGTCTGGTGGTAATTATGGTCAATTGCGAAAAAGACTAAGCCGACGTAGATGAATGATTAATATTTAAGTAATTTAATTAATATTATTATGGATATGTAATATATATATAATAATGTCTAGAAACGTAACAGATGTTGCACGCGGACAAGTAAGCGGAAGAGAGTTAATACAACCAACCGAATATGCAATTCAAGATAGGTTTATGTCTGGAGCAATGTTACCAACAATGACAGGCTACCAGAGTGGCAATTTCATAGGGGGTAGACGATTGAGGCAATCTAATACAAATATTGATATAAATGGATTGTCACAGCCTGCAGGATTAATACCAAATACAAAATCACATTCATATGTTAGTAATATGTCTGGATTAACCCCATCATATGGAGGAACATTAACCACTAATTTAAGTACCGATCCTGCAATGTATCCATATATTGAATATACAAGCCGATACAATCAGATGGGATTTACTGACCCAAGACAATTGGGAATATTAAACGATGGTCTTTATGGTACACCTAATGCGAGTCGTAATAGTGAACTTGGAAGACTTGAAAGAAGCGCAGGACGTTATACATCTTTATTACATG